ATGCAGCGCGTCTACTTCATCTGTCCGAATAGTGAAAAGGAAATAAGCGCCACTTTCGATATTTCCGACAAACAAACGCCTAAAGGAATGTTTGACGTGACATGTCGCCAGTGTGGGGAGAGTCACCGGTTTTACGGGAGAGACGTACAGAGGTCGCGCATTGTGAAGATGCCGAAGCAGATGCGACTCTCACGATGATCAGATTACAATCCCCGTGGAGGCAAAAACCACAGATGACGACAGCCGATATTGTAGCCAGCATTGATGCGGAAATCGCGAAGTTGCAGACAGCTAGGGCTGCTCTCACCGGAAGTGCACAGGGACGTGCGGTGAGCGGCGGAACTGAGAAACCTTCCAAGAAGCGGACTCTCAGTGCGGAAGCTCGGGCCAAGATTTCGGCCGCACAGAAGAGGCGCTGGGCGAAGCAGAAGAGGTCTATCAAGTAATTAGGACAGTCAAAGCGCATGTACAGAGAGGTGAATTCACTCCCGGAGAATGACAGGGTCAGAGCGGTTTGCCCTATATGCGCAAGTGCTGCCTATTCGGATAGAAGTGCGCCATTCCAGACGATGGTTATTTGCCGGACGTGTGGCAAATTTGTCTTTGAGAATTCCGCCGAATTGTTTTTCATGGGCTTAAAGCAAGCGCCCAATGCAAACGTCTCGTATCGAATCTCATTTCATCTTAGGACCATCTCGGAGCGAGCTTGGGGAAAGCGTGACAACTCGTTCTTTCCACAATATTCGGGGCGTGACTTCTCCGAGATGACGGAACATCGTGATCTTCCCCTTTCGGAAAAGCTGGTTCTTCTGCTGCGACATCTGGGAAATCTCAGCGAATACCCGGGGCAGATTGTGCGCTTTAGCCCGTTCTCTGATTATTCAGTTCTCGATGCCAAAAACCCAGCAGAAGCTGATTATCACATTCGCACGTTGGCAGACCAAAAGCTGGTTTTGCTTGAGTCCACGAGTGGCGCGATTGAACAACAACTGCAGTTGAGGTTTGGCAACGAGCAGCAGAGCTATTCGCCCAAAATTACGTCAAATGGATGGAGTGAGCTTGCCAAGACGGAACAATCCGGATGGCAATCTGACAACGCCTTTATTGCAATGTGGTTTGATCCGAGCCGTCACCCCTTCCACGAAGCCATGGAGCGGGCCGTGACGAAGGCGGGATACGTGCCAATTCGGATCGATCAGGTCCAGCACGTAAATCGAATCGATGATGAGATTATCGCCCAGATTCGCAGATCGAAATTTGTGATCGCGGATTTCAGCGGGCAACGGGGCGGAGTCTACTTCGAGGCCGGGTTTATGCTTGGACTAGGTCGGCAAGTTCTATGGGTTTGTTCAAAGCCCGAACTGCATGATGTCCACTTCGACACTCGGCAATACAATTTTATCGACTACACCGACGCCGGGGACTTGGAGCGAAGATTGCAGATGAGAATTGAGGCAATCTTTGGAAAGGGACCGCACAGGACAAGCGCAGAGGTCATCCTTTAACCACCCAGGCCACGAGGGAAAGTAGCCCAGATACCCCAGCCACAGCACCCAGGCACCACCAAATGCGCTGCCTGATGCCCTGAATGGCATCCTCTGCCTTATTCAGACGTCCTGGCTGGCCGTTCCCCATCACAGCATAGTTGTCCGTCTCCAGTGCGGTGAGGCGTGCCTCGCACTTTCGTGAGAACTCATTGAAGGCGGAGCGCAATTCGCGCATTTCGTCGAGAAGGATGTCTGAAGTATCTGGCATCGTGTTGCGGTTTCCTTACTGTACGCGACCGAATGAATACTGCATTACCGCGTTCCCCGGCGATCCCCCGAGCACGCTGGTGAGAGTCACAGTCCCGGTGCATGTCGCCGTGCCGCTCGTGCAGGTTGCCGTTGTCGGCGCTGTAGTACACGCGCCGCCGCGAGCCGTTATCGTGATCGCGCCAGCGGTTCCGCCTGACACCGCCATCGTCGCTGTTGTACCGGAACAGGAGTCATTGAAAGTCGCCAGACTGACATTCCCCGTGCCGCTCAGCGTTCCACCGCTCGCGTAGGCCGCGCTGGCGACACCGGTAGCTGTGAAGTATATCGAGTCGGTGATCGTGCTGGCTGCGGTCGTCAGTCCCACGGACGGCGTGATGATGATGTTCGACCACGAGCCGTTGGCCGCAGAACTATAAGCTGTGGTTGACGATAGATTCCCGAAACCCTGCGTAGTCGTGAGGCCTGTTAGTGACCAGGAGAGAACTCCGCCTATGCCCACGCCATTGCTGCTGAGGGCGATGGTTGATTCGTTCTCGTAAATGGTTTTTGCTCCATAGACCAGGCGCAGACCTGTGTTGGCGATAGAGGCAGGGCTCGACGAGGGAGAAAATACTCCAACGTTCGAGACAAACCGCTGATAGGAGCCAGCCGCGACCATATTTGCCGGCGTCGTATAACTGTTAGCGAAAGTGTAAGGCGTCCCGCTAATCGCGTCATTCGTCGTGTTGGCGCAGGCCAGCGATAGTGTCCCACCCGACCCGAAGGTTCCGGGGTTGGAGCTGTTGGTGATGGTAATACTCGTGGAGGTTGAACTTGTGACGGTGAACGGCGTGCCGAGCGTCGAGTTCGTGCCGAGCGTGCTCAGGATATTGATAGGCTCGCCGATAATCTGATATAGGTTCGGGAGAGACGACACCGTATAAGTGATGGTGCTCGATGTCGAACTGCCACCCGTAACCGACACTGCATCGATGGTTGAATCGTTAGCTACGGCGCAGGCGAGATCGCCAGGTGCCTGGGTGAATGTCGGCACGAATCCGGGGCATCCTGAAGTAGTCGCCCCTCCCACCGAGTCGGTGCACAGTGGATTTCCAGCCCCGCCAGCAACTGGTCCCGCACTGAGCAATGTTGAATCAGTGCCTTGGATACCAGTCACGGCTCCGCTGCTTCCGACTGCAAGGGAAGGAAATGTGCAAACGGCTCCTGTACACGAGTACTGAAGTGTGTACGAGGGTGTGCCTGCCGTAGCCGGAGCACTGTAGACACCGAGCCACGTCGCTCCCGATGATCTGCCGGTGCAGTACTCGGTGTAGTTGAAAGAGGATGGCGTTCCGTTCCAGACCCTGTATTGAGAGCAGACTTCCAACGATGATCCGGGTCCGTTCGTGTCTGTCGTCACTGCCATCAGGCAACTGCTGGTGAGCTGATTGTCGGATGAGCAGGATGTCATGCCCGGAATCGAAGACGCGGACCCGATGAACGCGCTGTTCACGTTCTTGCCCATCGAATTGACATAGTAGGTCAGCGTTCCGCCCACGTCTGACAGCCAGACCATGTAGTTGCTGCCTGCAGTCGGGAAGCCCTGACTCTTGCCGCCGTCGAGCACGATGTTCGACACGAGGCTTACGGTTCCGCCCGTGCATCCAGTGATCGAGGTTCCGGTGACTGTCGTGGTGTAGAGCACCATTTGCGTGGAATTGGCCGACAGCAAATACATCGGCGTAGTGGTATTCAGACCGCTGCAACCTGCGCCCCCGGTGTACCCGGAGGTGGTGAATTGCCAGCCGGTTACGAAGATCGCAGATGGAATGACTGAGCAATTGCCCTGCGTGCCGATCGTTGCGGAAGCGACTGCCGTTCCACTGAGAACGGCGGTTGCTGACGGGTTGACCGTACAAGTGCCCCCGATGAACAAGATCTGAGGTGGCTGGCCAGGGGGATATGTTCCACCGGCGGTAACCGTAATCCCGGTTACAAATGTTCCCGATGGAGTGACAGTTCCTGTTGCTCCCCCTACAGGTGCATTGTTGGCGAGATTCGTGATGGTCAGCAGGTTCGACGCGACCGAATAGCCGACACCACCCGACATGTTGTAGGTATTCGCCTGAGCAACAAGTTCAGCACCTGCCGCCGAGAAGTTCAGAATGTAGGGCTGGCCGGTCTCCTGACCACCTGCAAGAGTGGTGATGGTTCCGTTGAATGCGCTGGAGACTGAAGCAGAGACAGTTCCTGGCAGGGTAAGCGTGGAACCGACAACTCCGCTACTGCCGATGGGGGCTGGAACGAGGTTCTCTGTGATGTCGTACGATGACTGGGCGAAATCGTTGACGAAGTTCACTCCCTGCTGTCGATTGAATGCAGCACCCAGATAAAGCTGTGTCGCCTGGTTGGCGATGCCCCAAGTGCCTCCGACCACATTCATTGCGGCTTTAGTTCCGGAACTTTGCAGGTTGTAGAGCCAGCTATTCGCTGTGCCGAGGTAACCGGCCCAGTATTCGCCGTCATCTTCGATGCCGTAGTTCTGTGACCCTCCGCTGGTCAGCAACCACCCCTGCGTGATTCTGTCGCCACCAGTAGTGAGATTGCAGCCTTCGTGATGCAGGCCAAACATATTGATCGCATTCGCGCCGTTGAACTGCCCGATTCCACCGCCGCCCTGCATCGTTCCGCCAGTGATCGTCAGGTTGTAGGGGTTCGTAGTCGCATTCAGCCATGCGGTGCCGCTGCTCGTCCCGGTGCCAGCAGCTACGCTGGCTCGGAATGTCAGCGTGCCGGAGCGGACTCTCGTTGTCCCTACGCCGCCGATATTGACGGTCAGACCGTTGAGTTCCTCACCCACCGTGTCCGAGTAGCCGATGATTCCGATTCTGTTGCCGTTAACCAGCGGGACGACAGATGTGAATGGGATAGAGACGTTTCCGCTGCCGTCAATGGTCGGGGTGCCGAGCGAGATCGTGTTCGCATTCCAGCTTGAGATCGTATAGAGGTTTAGTGTGTCCGAATATGATCCCGATGGTCCTGTGAACGGAACCACAAGGTTCATGGTGCCGGTGTATGTAGTCGTCAGCGACCCAGACTGAACCACAGCAGTTCCGGTCTGCCATATCAGGTTGACAGGCAGAAGATCAGAGCTGGTTGCTCTGCTGATGTAGTAACTGGCCCCGCTGGCAATCGGTACAGATGATGTGTAAGTCGCCTGAAGCGTGGTTGTGGTCGAGGTAGATGACAGAACGCTGACCCCCGTCAGAGTGATGTTCTGTGGGGAGCCATTCGCGCCAACATAGAAGTCAATTCCCTGATTCGGTGCTTGCGTCGCATCCGTCGTGTTGCACCAGTTGTTGTATTGCGTGTCGAACTGACTGTCTCGGATCGCATTGTTGCCAGCAGACCCTGCCAGATAGTAAGCAAAATCTCCGTTCTGAGGACGCCAATCAATTACTTTATCCAAAGTCACATACTGAACAGAGGAGTTATATGTAGGACCTCCAATCAAAGCAATCGTCTTGCCGAGAAAGAAGTTGAACGAAGAATTGCGAATCAGCCAGTAGCCGACCTGTGTCCCCAGAAGTTTCGAAACGTCCGCATTGAAGCAGCTTTGCCCGACCGTGGTGTCGTCGCCCACCCAGCCCATATTGTCGATGCCGCCGTTCGTGATGTTCTGGTTGTCGTAGCCCGTTCCCGTGCCCTGCGCCACATCGAAGCAATCCACGCCCGATACCGTGACTTTGGTGGTAAAGCCGCTCGTGGCGGGTCCGGCTCCGATCACCCATAACCCCTGCCTCAGAGTGATAGAACTGCCATTCATTGTGTAGTCAGCGAACGGCCCCAGCAGGAGCTTGATTCTCTTTGCGCCAGGATCGAAGCCAGTAAAGGCATGTGATCCGAACCCGCCTCGTGCATCAATCGTGCAGCCGGAATACGGGCCAGCGAGACAAGCAGTGACGGCTGCATTGATGGTGTTGTAGACGATCCCGTCTACGAAGTAGATTCCGCTCAGCTCAGGTGCTGTTAATGGGCCTTGAAGACTCTGCTGGGCAGTGAGGATTGAGGAGACCGCATTCAGGTTGCTGAGGGCAGTGGATGCCGTATTCGCCCCAGTTCCGCCGCTGACAATGGGCGTGACACCGGGAACTGGCGACAGGACTGCAATGGCCGCAGCGCCGCCTCCTGTTCCGCCCGTGAATGCGATGGTGGGAACGTTGATGTAGCTGCCGCCAGCCGTAATGTTGATGCCGCTGACGTAATAGCTGCCACCCACTGACGTGCAGACGGGCGTGCCGGCAGCACCGCTACCGTCGCCACCGCTAAACGTGATCCCGGTAGGGCAGGCGGAGTACGATCCACCCGAGGTGATCGTTGCGGAGACGACCTCTTCGGTCGATCCAGTAGGAGCGGGCACGTTTTGGTCGGGATAACACGCTTGCCCTGTGTAGGGGCTGACGTAGCAGACGGTGTAGGTGCCAGGATTGAGGTACGCACTGCATTGCCCAGACCCGTTCGTAGTGAGGGGCTGAGGTGTCGAGCCGCCAGTCGAGGAGGAATAGACGTTCGCGAGAGGGGTCAGAGACTGGGTGTTGGACGGTTGCGTGAGGAAGTAGACCGAGGCTCCCGCGACAGCCTGTCCCTGAGCTGTCTGAAGCTGACAGGTCTGGTATAGACCATAAGACTGTGCTTTTGCGGCCCCAAAAGATACACCAAGAGTGACGAGTAGAAAGACAAGTTTACGGAACATATTAGCTGGCAATCTTGGCGACGATCTTGCCGGAGCCGGAGGTCCCGGTAATGGCGTAGCGGAGGAAGCCCCACTTGCCAGTGACCTGGGTGGTCCCGTAAGCGGCAGAGCCCGCCGACACAGTGACCACGTTGGCGATTACCGTCTGCCATTGAGTACTGGGCGTATTGGTCTGAGCACCCTGAAGGGAAACGACACAGGCCGTGGGAAGAGTCGGGAAGTTAACTTCACACCCGATGGCTTCCAAGCCCTGTCCAGCATCCTGAGGAACCGTGTAGGGGAGACCGACCGGAACGGAGTAGCCGTTGGCGACTGTTTCGCCCAATTCCGGCTGAGGGACATAAGCCACTCCGCCGTCGGCAGTCGTGGAGACGTCGCTGGCCGTGAGAGCGAACGTGACAGTGCCCACACCCGTTGTGGCATTGATGGTGACACCGGTGAGAGCTACGTTAGTGACGTTGGCTGCGCCAGACTGAGTGGCGGTACCCTGCACGGTGATGAGCGAGCCTACGGAGGGAATGTTTCCCTCTGTGACGGTCACGCCCAGAGTGCAAACATCAGTGGCAACCGCAACCGAGGACACCGCCAGCCGCGTAGGGGCCACATCAGAGGGCCACGATCCGAGTAGGTAGGCCACCTGGCCTGGAATGAGCTTCTGGGGAATCGCCGCGAAGGGCGATGCATTGAAAGATGGCATAAGTACTCCCTACCTTCGGGGCAAGAAGTCTGAAGACGGAGCACTACGCTTGGGGGGTATTTACGCGGCGGGCCGGGGCCGGGGTATAATTCGCCGAAGTGGGGGAAACGCGGATGGTTACGATAGCGGGCGGTATCTTACTGGCGATGGCCGTGATCTTTATCGGACTGCCAGTGTGTTTCTATCTGCTGTGGGGTGTCGGCTATGTCCTTATAAAGCTTCCAAGGGCATTGGCCGACGGTCTGGACCACCTCTGGGATACGCTGTTCCCGCCCAGACCAAAAAGGCAGACGCCGCAGGCGGCAATGCCAGTCGATCAGCCAATTCAGGAGAAACCTATCCCTTTCGCCAAGGTTCTAGAAGTGCGGACCAATTCCGCGATTCCTCGCGAGAGACAGGCCTAACTGTTTGCCGTCTTCTTAGGCTTAGAGGGCTTTGGTTTCTCAAGCAGTCCCTTCGGAAGACCAAACGGGTTCTCCGGTGGTCCTTTGAACTTCGTCGGGACAATCCTCTCCCGAGCAAAATCCTCTGCGAGTGGCGGATAGCGATTGGCACGAATGCCGATCATAGGCAACGGTTCGCCTTCTCCCGCTTCAGAGGGCAGAGCAAACAGCGGGCGAGGCTCAGGCAAAGCGAGTCCTCTCTGGGAAGACGGGAGTGTACTCCCTCCCATTCTGTTCACCTGGGTCTTAGTTGGCACGACTCTTGTTCTTGCGAAGTCTTCGGCCAGAGCAGGGTACGGTGTGTTCCGAATGCCGATCATAGGCTGTACTTCGCCTTCTCCGGCTTCTGCGGGGAGGGCGAATAGAGGACGTGGCGCGGGTGTCGTCACGCTTCCGCGAGAAGGAAATCCGCCTTCGGAATAGACCTCTCCATCTGTGGCATTAGTTGGTACCGCACTTTCCAGTTGCAGAGGCTTGCTCGAGGTCTTCAAGGAGAATCCAGGTATTGCGTAGCCACCAGTTTCGCCAGAGAGACCGCGCAACCCTCTGCCAAGCCGATAGATGCCACTCGATATCGTTGTGTTCACCGGCGTGGAGTTGATCGTGGCATCCGTCAACTGACCAAACAGGCCACGGGGCCGTAGTACAGGGGACGAAGAGCGTGGTACGGCGGTCCTCGCAGCTTGCAAGTCGCTGTAGGTGTGGCTGAGTCCGGGAATGGCAGGATCGGTGGCATCCAAAATCGGACGGAGGCCCCCTCTGATGGATCGACGTGTCTCGTTGACCGACTCCACTTCCGGGTCTGTGTGGAAGCGTGTGTTTTCGTCAATGTTGCGAATCGTCTTCCAGAGGTCCGACGGAAGGACCGTTTCAGGAGCTTCCGCCCCATAGATTGGCGCAGTAGCCCCCGGCGCTTTGCGAGTCATGCTTTGACGCAGATCATCGTAGGGCTGGCGAGGAGTCGTGCCGCCAGGTCCCTCGATGCGGTCGATTGCCGACTGTATCGGGGCCTCAATCGGCTCTTTGGTTGAAAAGGATGTCAATCTGGGAATGTCAGGGTCTATGGGCGGGCTGAGGCGCTGGGAAGACGCAAATGGCCCCTGAGGAGTATCCGATTGGATGACGGGGGCATTGGCATTGTGGTCGGCGCGCTCCACCGCTTCGCCGATACGCGAACCAACTGCATCGGAGGCATTCTCCAGCTTAGTGGCGAGATTCCCCTTACTGAGAGTCGGTCCGATTCCGGACCGCAGCATTCCTCTACCGGGATTTTCATCACGGAGTATTTCTTTCGTGCTCGGCCTGAACACCCTGTTCAGGTTTCCTTGGGCTGTGTTCTCTAAAACGGTCCCGGCCTTCTTGAGGAGTGGCTTGGAAGCGTCGAAAGCTCCCTCAGCCGCCCGGCCACCTTCCACCGTGCCAATGGCATCACCGCCAGCGTTCTCCAAAGCGAGGGCGGGAGATTTGTTCCATTCATCTGAGAACTCCTCTGCGCGCTGCTCAAGAGGACCAGGCTTCACAGCCAGGGCGGCAGGGTTGTACAGGGGACTCTCCGGTGATCCTAGCGCGGCCTCGCGCACCATTCCGCCAACACCCTTGAGAGTGGCAAGCGGGTGGAGCACGGGCGAGAGAAGAGTCTGCATAGCACGTCCGGCAACTTGCTCAGCGCCGCCCGCTACACCCTGGGCGTGCGCCCCAGAGCCGACCGGATTGAATAGTGCGTCACCGTACAGGCTGAGAGTCGAGGGCGGCGCAACGGAACCATAGCGCCCTGAAGAGTCTTTCACCACGCCTTCAGGTAGTGGATGCGCGGCGTTAGGATCGCGAAGAATCTCTAAATATGGATTGCCATTGTCCCCGTCTGTGGCCTTGCTTTGGGGCGGGGCACTGGGATCACCCGACTGCAGGATGTTGAGGTACGGATTGTCGGACTGTGACTGTTTCTGCGTCTGGGGCATCTTTAATATCTCTTACTGCGCCAGCGCGGCTCTCGCCTGGCTGTCGATTTTACGGAGGGAATCAATGTCCCTTGCGTCCCCCAGGTCATCGAGGACCCTGTTCATGAAAGACTCTTTGCGAGCGGCCAGAGAGTTGATGCCTCCGAGGACGCTCTTGAGTTGACCCTCTTGGTCGGGGGTTAAATTGCGGCCGTCGCCGAACTTCTGCAGCCACGCCATCGCGTCGCCACCGTAGCCACGAGCGTGGACAATGGAATTCAATTCGGCCTGAGTGATACGAACACCGCTGCCCATGCCAGCAGCCATGCTGGACAGAGATTTGATGGCACCGATGGCATCACCCATTGCGCTCTTGCTGATGAAGGTGTTGGCTTCGTTTATCTGATCGCGCTGTTTGTCGTAGGTATCAAACTTCTTTGTCCATTCGTTTCTGTACCAGTCGTAGTCCTTCTGGGTCTGCGAATCGCGCCGGTTCTCGGCGTTAGAGTCCGCGGTTTTGTTCTCAATCACAATCTTCTGACCTGACTGATTGCGAGAGATGACATTGTTAAGCTCACCGGCCAAGGCGTTCGCGTCCGCAAGAGACATACCGGGCTTGAACTGTCCAGACGGGAGACCGTACTGCTGCGCTACTTTGTCCCAAACACCATTACGTGCATCGGCGTCCTGTTGAGAGATGGGCTTCTCCTGCATGGCCAGAAAGCCCTGAACGGTGCCGGTCGGATTCTGTGAGTGCCACAACTCGAATGGAGTCGTAGCGAGAGGGTTGCGCTCTCTGTCAGCCTGAGCGTTTTCCAGATTGTCCTTTGCGGCTTCGCTCGCCGGTAGCGCCTGCGTCTGAGTAAGCTCCAGATTGCGACGAGCGGTGTCATCTTGCGCAGCCTGATCCTCGTTCTGCAGCTGGGCCAGCTGCCGGATACCCGCATTGCGCTGGGCTGCGCGATTCAAAGTTGTGCCGGGGATGGCCGCCATGTTGTTTTCGCCCAGGATGACATCGCCCACAGCGTTGCCAATTCCACTCAGGATGTGTCCCGCCTTACCGAAGAATCCTTGCGGTTTGGGGGCCGGAGTGTTGTACAGAGAGTTCGCAAGTGCGGACTCGTAGTGTGCGCGTGAAGGATCCACCTGGTACGGTCTCAGGGCGGGAATCTGCGTAGCAGTGGGCCGGATGGTGGGCAACACATCGGGTACTGCGGGGGTCACGGGCGTAGCGGATGTTGCCGCTGCGACTGGCGGCACTTCCGTAGGAAGCGTAGGGTCCGTTGGATCATCGGTCGTCGGCTTGAGTGGCTGTATCAGGGTCATGCTAAAAACTCGGGTATATGGGTGCGCTGCTTCCCATTTGTTGAAGCTCGTCGGGGCTGAGGCCGGGTGGAGCATTGAGCATCAATGGATCGCCACCCGCGTTCGGATCAAGCATTTCTGGACTAGCCCCACCACCGCCGCCGCCCATGGTTGGAGACGCACCCTGAGTGCTGCCTCCGCCGCTGCGAAGTGCCGCAATCATGTTGGTGAGGTTCTGGAACCAACCGTGGCTTCCAGCATTCACTTCCTGGCCGATAGCGTCGTTCTGAACTCCCATAGCACCAAGCTGCGCATTCACATCGGTGCCATACATCTTGCTTAGTCCCTCCGCGCCTTCCTGTTGCTGGTTGAGTTTGGTGTCGGCATTCTCGGCTGCAATAGAGGATGACTCTCCAGCGGACGCCTTCTCCCGCTGCCGCGCAATGTCGTCCAGAGCGGAAGTCAATCCAGAACTGTTACCAGTTGCACCGGACCGTTCCTCTGCTTGCGTAGCCAGCCCGCCCGCGAGTCCCCCCGCTCCGCCTTCTGCGGCCGAGAGCATGGAGGTTTGATCCTGCTGGCTGATTCCGCCTGGGCTGTTCAGTTCACGGGTGAGAAACGGTGTCAGCGTGGAGGAGATGTCCGCCGCGCCCGACCCGTACCCCGCTGCTGTTGAGGAGGCATTGTTTTCCAACGAATTAGCTTGGTTGACTGCTGACCGCATTACTTCTCTCTTTATGGTTGCTGAGGAACAGACACCACGGTGTCCAGCCCTCACTTTGGCGAATCCACCCTAATGTGGACAGTCGCCGGAAGAAACCTCTCAAACTGTTGGGAACGTAGGCCACGAGTTGCTCTAAACCCAGAGCGACGGCCTGCTTTACGATTCGTCTCTGCAAGAGGCGTATCGCATCCCACTTGACCACCGCAGGAGCATCCGGCCTGATGAACAGATAAGTCTCTGCCTCCAACTTGATGGCAGCCGCTCCCACGATTTGCCCTCCGTCTTCGCAGACGGCTTTGGCTACTACTAAGGGGGAGGAAAGATCAATCATGGGGTAGCCCAGGTTTTGCTGAGCGTGAATCTCCTTCACGACTGCTTCATCTCCGGGTTTGAAATCGCGTGTAATCACTCAGCCTCCGACACTTCTCTTCGGCCCCTGAGGGGGACGAATCGGTGCCAGGCCGAAGCCCTGACCGCCCTGGCCTCCGGTGGGGCTGGCCGTGCCGCTGCCCGTGGATTGAAGGGGCGTCAGGCGAGTGCTGCCTGAGAGAGTGATTGCGGTAGGCGCCAGACCGCCGAACGGTATCTTTCGCGAGGGATTGCTCCCCACATACTGCGAATACGCCTGGAAATACCAGTTCTGTGCAGTGCCGGTGTCATCCAGCGAAGGAAGGTTCACAAAGTGAGTGCGCGAGGTTCCCAGATGGAACACTTGCGGCGCGGGGAACGTGGGGTCCGTATCAGCCTCTAGGAAATAGTTGATGCCCTTGCGGACGGGAGAGGCATCGCTGATGGTCGCGTGAACCAGTTCGCCACTGGCTTTGATGTTCAGCGCGCCGATAGTCGGGGGAGGATCACTCTTCCCCACAGGCGACACTCCGGTGGATTGTGAGATTTGCGTGAGAGACCTGATGATTCGCCGGAGCAGATTGCCCAGCAGCGGATTGCTGTTCTGAATCTCTACGAGTTCGCGTCCACCGTCGAAATTGTTTCCCTGTGCCACTACGAGGAGACCCCTCTCCAGCCGCCCCAGGGGTGCGCGCCAATTTCCATGAGCAACTCACCCAACTCGAAATAGCCGGCAACGGGGGTGCCCGTCTGGTTCATGGACAGTTCCGTAAAGATTCTCTGGCCGCGTACTTCCACGCGACGCTCAATGTTGTTCTGCGCTGGGTCTTGCAGCGCCACGTTCAAGGGACTGGTCTGCGGGTAAGTAGCTTCTAGCGTGTTCGGGTACCAGCGCAATTGCAGAGTGCCCGACCCTTCCAGATTGGCCATGAACTTCGTTGCCAGTTTTTGCAGCGAGCCGGTTTGCTTCTCGAGACCCTCGGCCATGGTCGTCAGGCCGTAGGTCGTATAGAGGGGAGCGATAGGCACACCGTCATCGGTGGGCTGCAACTGCGGAGCCAACAATCGATAAATCTTGCCGGTGCTCGTGCCGTTGCAGATGAAGAGAGTTTCGGCGCTCAGTGCGCCATCGAGAACTGTGGCGGCATACGGCGAGACAATCTGCCAGATGGACCACTTCCTTCGCATGTCCAGAGCCTTTAGCGTGCCGAACATGGTGATGTGTACCGGCGCAGCGCCTTCCATCTCTTCGTAGGAAGGCACACCGTCGTAATTGCACATGAGGATGACATTCGGTTGCGTGGGATTCGTGTTCGATGGAGCATTCGGCAGCCAGAAGTTGGGTGTCTTCATCGCCACGCCGACGTAGAAACGACGAGCGCGGAGGTCATTGGCAAGCCAAAATGTTTTGCTGGCAGACCAGTTGATTTGGTCCCAAAGCCCTTCGCCCGTATTCAATCCCTGCAACTCGCGGGAGATGATCATGGGCGTACCGCCGTTGTAGGCGTAGAGCCCAGACTGGTGCAGCGTCAGGTCCCACTCATCGCCGTAGTCAAATGCATTAGGACCGCAGGCACCCACACGTTGCGAGACTTCTCGCGTCGTCCAGAACGAAGGCTCATAGTTGGCCGCGTCCTCACATTCGATGATGGAATTGAGTTTCTTGAAGTGGAGCGCATCCCGAATGATGACCGCGCCCATCACCTGATCCTGCGATTGCGAAGCAAGAGTAATCTGGCCGGTCACGCCGTCTACCTGCTCCGGCTCGCCCTCATAGGAAACCAGAACTGTGTTGTTGAGCACTGGCTGGTTAGTCGGGAAGACTTCGACGCGGTCGATTTCGTAATCCGCAATTGCAGGCAGATTCTGGCCCCAGACGCGGAGCAGCAACCCCGTGGGCACGGTAGAGAGTCCGGTTCCCCCCACGAGAGTGCCCGTGTACGTTGCCATGGTGTTGGTGATCGAGGAGAGCGCCAGCGTATACGCGCCCAGGGTGCTTCCGTACACACCCTGATTGGAATTGGTGAGGTCTACGACTATGCCCCCTCCGGTAGCTCCCGAGGGTGTGCGACAGGTTACGCGCACTGAATAGGGTGTGTTCGACTGCAAGATGCCCACGTTCCACGCATCTTGATATGCGCTTTGCGTGATGATTCCGTATTGCGCCTGCGTGGAGGCGGTCTGGTTCTGCACATACAGCGACTGGCCAAAAATGGGGGAGGGCAATAGCTGGAGTGAAGTGACGATGGAGGCCACGGTCCCAGAGTCGGAGGTCACCCCGACATTGGCGTGCGAGAAAGCAGCGGTGAACTGTGAGCCGGTCGCACTGATGACATTGAGGGTTTGGCCGTTGAGATATGTACCCGTGCTCAGACCGTCAATCTGGACGTTCAGGCCCTGGGTCAGGGTATTAGTGCAGAGCACCGTTACGACATTGCCCGAGATCGAAAATCCAGTGACCGTAAAGCCGGTGCCATAGGCGGGGTTCGACGGGCCGTCAATGCTCCAGGCGCAGGGAACTGCCGCGGCACTGCCCGTCGGCTGGAGGTATCCACCATTGAACGAGAGGTTGGTGAAGTTCTGAATCTTGTTCTGACAGCCGCCGTAGAAGGTCCGATCGGCATATTGCAAAATCCACGCTGGGTTGCCAATCTCAATCAGGTTGAAGAGATTATTCCCCGGAACGTCGATAGCCTCGGCTTGCAGGAGCACTGAGTCCGAAAAGGTGAATTGCGCCGTAGTGGTCTGGTTGTCCGGAATGAGGAATGGACTGGAGATGTACTGCACTCCGCCGACATTGAAGATCGTCGGGACAGTGATGGTGTAGAAGTTGGCTCCCGGCACACCGTTCTGGCCCGCTTGGGTTAGACCAATCAGGCGCGCGATCACATTCGGAGGACCGATGGGGATCTGGCTAGCGGTGATGTAGTTGCAATCCTCGGCAACCGAGAACGTGATGGGCGAGCTTGCAGGCCCCCAGGTTCCATTACGGGTGATGAAGATGACCACACCCTGACGGGTACCGGCCCCAATGGGCAAAGTGCCGCTGGAGGCCGCACCAACAACCGTGAGAGCACCGCCCGTGGAGTTCCCATAGATGGGATTGACGGTGGTGCTGCCTACGTTCGGCGCGGGGTCGATGATGAACTGCGTGCCGGCTGTGGTTGCCTGACCTTCCTCAACGGCAGTGGGATAGCTGAGGTTGGAAGAAAATCCAGTGATTGTGAATGTGCCGCTGTTCGTGCCCGTCGCGGAAGCGATCACAGCATCGGTCACGTTCAGAATGCCGTTGGCATTCAGGGTGTTCGTGATAGTGACGAGCTGACCCGGCGCAGGAGCTTCGCCTGATACCAGGCTCCAGGTATAGGTCGCCGTGCCGCCCGCGAGGGCAGTCTGGGAAATGTTGAATGCGCCGGAATTGAGCGCCTCGACAATCGGGTAGACACCGTCCCACGCCGTGACGCCCGCGCCAGAAATGGAGACTTGCGCGCCGGGCGCGAGACCGGGAACCGGGCTGCCGGTGGTGACGGTACCCTGCGTGATCTGGTATTGACCGGTGGGTTCAATCGCCAGCCGATAGTCGGATGTGGGGACCTGAATGGTGTAGTAAAAGCGCCAATGGTCCACGCCGGGGGGCAGGGCATTGCCGATGCTCGTTACCTGATAGACCCCGTTCGCAAACGGCGCTCCAGTGATATAGACGTAGACCGGATAGCCCGCATTGAAGGCAGTGACGAGCGTTTCGTCAGGTTGAGTGCCGGGAGGCCATGAGGACTTGTAGTAGACGGTTACGACATCGCCTGAGGAAGTGCTTCCAGGACCGTCGCTCCACAACATCACACTCAGGTGTCCGGGGTCGCTCGGGTCTGACTGAACAGACGGCTGGGTGATACTGGTGACCGGATAGGTGTACTGCGGAGTGAAGGTCCCAGTGTCTGATGTCGTGCCGACGTTTCCTGTAGTGAAGGCAACCTGGAACTGCGTGGAAGACAGACCGGTGGAAAGAACGATGAGGGTCTGCCCGTTCAGGAATGTTGCGCTGGTCAATGCGGCGAAGGTTCCAACTGCTCCTGCGGAGTAGCTGTTGTTCGCGGTCAAAGTGACTACGTTGGAATTGACCGAATAGGCCGTGATGTCCGCAATAGCACCAGAAGACTGCGAAGCAGAGAAGGCGGGCGGTACTCCGGGACCTTCCTGCGTGATGCGGTCCCACCACTCTTGTTCGAGGTTGTATTGGCGAGGAATATCTGCGCCGGTGATGAGGGAACTCGTGAGATTGGAGTTGGCAACGAATGCACGGTCGTAGACCGTCGCGCCACTCCCAAAGCTGTTCGCCGTGGTCCCGCTTAGGGCGAGGGTGAGTGTGCCGGGGTTGTTGGTGATCTTCTCCAGCCACCAGTTGCCCGCGTTATCCAGAGCGAGGTTGTACTCAATGCCTGTCTCCGTCTCAAAGGTCTGAACGAAGTTGAAGTTGTTCCGGCCAGAGGTGAGGTAGACCGTCACCGTGAGGTAATCCAGGTAAGCGGTCCCGGAGCCGGTCACCTTGATCCGCACTCCAAACTGAGACTCATTGACTATGGCGGAACTGAGGGATGCACCCCAAGAGTCACTCGCGCTTCCCAGTGTGGTGACACCGTCGGTGCCGGGAAGGGTGAAGGTTTTGGGAGGATCGAGGGCGGTACCCCCAGCCAGCATTTGCACTGAGCACGTCTGTGAGCCGCTGGAGTATCCCTTGAGAGCTACTCCGACGCCGGTGATCGCCTGTGTATTCGGGATAGAGAAGGTGAAGGTCGTGACGTCGAGGTAGTCGCTGGCAAGCTGCCCGAGCGAGTAGTACACCGTGACAGAGAGGGAGTTGACGTTGACAGTGGAAGTGCCTGTCGTCGAGGCGATGAAGTTTGCGACCAGCGAAGGAAGAGTGGACGCTGACCAACTGTTGTAGCCCCACAGAATGCCGGGACCGCCAACCGTCCATGTGTAGGGGCTGGTGGTGAGAGCGACGGAGCGACTGGAGCCGACGTTGAGGCTGACGGTGAAAGAAGGATCGGTTCCGCTGTAATCCGCCTGGAACGAAATGCCCAGACCGGTGATGGTGGCATTTGCCGGAATGCTCAGGCCGGATACTGCCGCTGCCAGGGTCTGGCTGGTTGGTTGCGCCGCGCCATTTGTTGTCGCATACCAGTTCGTCACCGTCACGGTGCCCGAAACGGCATATCCGCTGGTGAGAGTGGATTGGGCGGTAACTTTTATCTGGACGCTGTCGAGGTTCGTCAGGCCGGAGACCGGAACTGAAACGACCGTGCTGGGAAGATTGGAAGACCAGCTTCCAGCAGAGGCCCAGGTGCTCCCGTTGTTTGTCGAGTAGTACAGTCCCAGGGACGACGAGCCGGAGCCGGAGATGCTTATCGTCGCCTGCACGGTGATGTACAGCGTTGCGGACGATGCCGCGACGGACGGCAATCCCGACAAGATCGTGGATTGCACCGGGGGGTTCTGGTTATAGAGGGTTGCAGTCGAAGTCGCGCCGCCCTCGGTGGTCGAGGGAGTGTGATTGCTGGAGGAACTGGCGCTTATGACAACTGAGGCATACGCGGAGCCGCTATCGATATTCTGTGGATTGGTCCAGGCGACGCCTCCGCCGCTACTGGTCCCGGTTGAAGCGCTGGAGGTATCGGAGGTTGATGAAACCAGAGTCGCGGTCGCGTAGTTTTCGTCATCCTCAAGAATGCCCGTGGGGTTTGACCACGGAACATTTCCCGAGTGAGTGTCCACAGCACTGAAGGCTGGATTTGGACCCTGCTGCACCCCGCTGTAGGAGTACACGCTCTGTTCGCCAGGTCGCTGGGTTACGCGGCTGGTGAGGAAATCTGTGTCGAACGTGCGGGCTGATGCACCATTGGGAAGGTTGCTGGGCCGTACACTGGCCACAAGCCCACCCAGGGCTTCCAGAAAAACCTGAGCCATCTATTACCTATGGAGCGCGGTTACGCCTTCGAGGTGAAGACAGCTAGGAACTGGATGGTGTCGCCGGTCACTCCGGCAGGCAAGGCCGATCCAGAAGTGATATCGACCGCAGGGCCAGCGGAGCCGGCACACTCCTGAATGCGAAGTGTTCCATGTACGGAATCCCAGGCATAGAGATATCCAGCACCAGTAATGGACTGGAAATACACGATGCTCGGCGTAGTCTGGAGGCTAGAGGCGGGAAGGAAACTTCCGCCGCTCGCACTCGTCATCGGGTTCCACGTGAGCGGAAGCCCATTGGCGATGTAGTTGCCTGCGGTGAGCACAACCGTACCGCTGACAAGCTGCCAGCTTGGGCCGAGGGTACTCGTCTGTCCAGAAGGATAGTTAGAAACCTGAAGTGTTGCAGCTGCGTTTGACATGATGAGACAGCCCTCCTCGGGCTGGGGTTATGTATGGGCACTCCTCGTGCCAATAAATGAATTCGGTTTATGAAGCCGAAAGCTCAATTCAGACTGTCTGAGGAATCGCCATCACCAAATGGAATTACGTGGTAAGGCATTCCCTGATTGCGCTTTGTCTGTTCGTTAAGGAAGTCGCTGATCTGCTCGTTAGCCCAGTCCAAGACCGCTGGTAGAACTGCGGCTCCCTGCCTGATGCCAATTTCCTTGATGATCAAACCCGCCAGCGCATCCTGGCAGTCATTGATGGGGATGTAGGTAGTCGCTGTGTTTATGCCGTTGGCATAGAGGGTGACTAACTGTCCCTGGTAGCGTAAGCGGAAGTCCATTGTTTGAATCGACCCAGGCATCCACACGGCGTCGTTGCGCCATTCCCAATACAGGTTGTAGACATTCTGGTATCGACTCGGCAGGCCCTGGGGAGGCTGTGACATGGGACGAAAGTCATCGTTAGAGCCACTGACCCGCTCCCACATGCGCTCTACCATCAGGCAGTTTGCCGGAAGGGAACAGTTGCTGTTGTAGGTCAGCCCGTTGAAGTAACCGACGTAAGACAGACAGACTTGTACACCGGGGTCGGGTGCTGCGCTGCCCTGGGTTGGAGAAACCAGAGGGGGCACGTTCAAGACGAGGATGTTGTCGTAGATGAGTGTGGGACCGGTGCTCGTGCGCAGCTTGCGGCACAGTGTCCTCAGGCCGGAATTGAAGAAGTTGGACATTGTGACTGACAGAGTCGTGTCGTCAACGAAAACCTGGCCCTCGCCGAGAGTGTCTGTTGCTCCGGCCATGTCGTCCTGAACCAGCGAGCGGACCAGATTTGTCACGCTCTGGATGTTGGGATACGTGTTTACTGCGCCAATTGCCATGTCATCAACCGTCTAAATGCCGGGGCGAAGGCAGACCGGAGACTGACTGCCCTCTTTAGGTGATGGACACTAGCCCCGGCAACCCAAGCCCTTGTCATTTCGCCTTCTTCTCCGGCTGGTCAATCCACCAGCGCAGGTCTTCAGGCACGTCTTCTTTCTTGCGCTTGCCCGCCGTTACGGTGCGCTTCCAATCCAAAATGCAAAGATCGCCGTCCAGGTCACGGTGGTACGCCACCCCCTGGGGAATCTGCTGGGCACAATTGGGACAGGAAATCATGGCAACGAATTTCTTGTGCCATGTGCGCTCCTCGCCAAAGTGATCGAGGGCGATGCGGTGATCCTCTGTGATTTCCTGAGAGGCACGGCGAGGATCTGAAGCGAATAGTTTGTCCGCGTACTGGATGAGGTACCGGTAGTAAGTGTCACGGCGCGTTTCCGCAGCCTTAATCTCTTCCTCAGTCGGAGTCTCGTTTCGACTCCAGAACACACCATATTTGGAGAAGTTCGCGCCCTCTTGTGAGAGCCAGTAGGGATCAATTTTCTGGTAGTCAACGCCCTGTGTGAGCGTCGGATTTCCTGGATCGCAGATGTCCTGAGCGATGCGCTGGGCATCGTGATAATGAAACGGCTCTGCGCCGACACCGAAAACGTCTTCCACCCCCTGGGGAAAGGGATGAGGAATGAAGCGAACTTTGCGGTAACGGGTTCCTGCCTCGCAGGCGGGAATCCTCACCTCTGCCAGGAGCGCGTGAGTGGTTGTCAGCTCGCGCTTCGCTGTGGTGTAGAGATAAACTTTGTATTCTTCTGGACGAGGAAGCCATGCGCCTTCTGCTAGTGGGCGATTGGCGGCCTTCGTGAGTTTCGCCGCTCGCTCCCTGGCTTTGGGTGTTTCCTCTCCCTTGGTAATTACTGCCATGATTTGTGTCTCCTAATTAAGCTGTTGAAAGCCGCGATTTGCGGCCGGTTTGTTCTTGAGGTAGCCAGCCCACTGCTTTTCCATGAGCCGAATGCGGTCATCAATCTGGCTGGGGAGGAGTAGAGGACGCTTCGCGTCATTCATCACGGCATCAATTGCCGAATCCAATTTGCGTTGAGCCTGGGCGCGCTGGGTTTGAGCGAACTGCCGCCGACGCTGGGGGGAATCCCTCTTGCCGGCCATGATGACGGGCATCAGCCGGTCAATCACCGTGGAGTTAAGTGACCACGGCTCGATGATCATCTTGCCGTCGTCAATCGTGGTCCAGATGAGCTTTACGGCAATCTGGTACCGGCCTCTGTGCGGATATGGACCGAGAACGCAGAGCCCAGTGGCTTCGTCGCGATTGATGAAGTGATAGAAAGTCTCGCCCTGGTACTGCTCCGGAGAAGTCCATTCCATGAGCATCCAGTACCCCTGACGGGGCTGGTAGGGCGACCAGGTAGCGACGAAGAGTTCTCTGTAGCCGACATACCGCTCATGGGGCCAAACGCCACCGGCAAGCTGGGTCTCGCTTTGGGACCAGGCGAGCTTAAAATTCGGTTCACCGTATCGGTTCAGGCCACCCGCCCGCGTGATTCGCTCCTGGTACTCGGCAGGACATGCAGGGCGCATTACTTACTGCCCCATTTGCCGAGGGAATCCTGAGCGCGAATGATCCGGTATTGGTGACCTTCTAGTCCATCGGTGAACTCGAAAGTGACTCCGACGCAGTCGAGGAAGCGGACGACATCACCGGCCTTGAGAGCTTCGGAAGCAACGGATGACTTCCCGACAGAGATCACTTCACCAAATAGGGTGGGTTGCGCGAAGGCGTCAGGGGACGCGATCAATCCCTTCTCTTCCAGTTTCAGAATCCGTAGGAGCACCGCGTCAAAGAGAGGCTCGAAGCCCTCCAGAGTGCAGTTGAAATCGTCGTAGCCCAGGGCATCTCGCTCAGCCTGCGCGGTTGCGTATGCGTTCGCAAGAGTCTCACCATCGCTGGTGAATTTGCGCTTGTCAATTACTTCCATGGTTGTCTCCGGTTGGGGTTGAAAAGGTAAAAGGGCCGGTATTGAACCGGCCCTCAGTGAGGTTGCGTTTAGGCAGCGAGGACAGCCGCATTCTGGATGTACACACCGCTACGAGGAGCGACGTTGCACAACTGGAAGAAGGCGTCGTACACGAACATGCGGTCGGTGATGTAGCTTCCGCCGGAAGTTCCGATGTCGGGGACGGGCATGATGGTGTTGCCGCCGCCGAAGTCGTACAGGCCGCACTCCTTGAGAACGCCCATCCGCCAGTTGTCCATGACGAGCAGGTCAACGCGGTTGGGGTTTGCCTGGAGGCTCTCGTGGAATTCACGCCCACCGAACGTGGTGGAGAGGTTCTTACGCCCAATGTTGGGAGCAGAATCCCCGCTTTCCAGGTTCTGGGTGATGAGGCGCTCGTACCACTGAGCATCCTGGGTGTAGAGCTGATCCGGCTGACCGTACCAAACTCCAGACTGGATGGCCTCAGCGTCCTTCCCCATCGCACGCTTGAGCAGGATGATGGCGCGCTGGAACGTGGAGGGAGTAATCTGCGCTCCGTTCAAGTTGATGGTCGGAGTGGACAGACGGCCAGGGAAGTTGGCGCGGTTCAAGCCGCCAACGGTGCCTGAGTTGGAGTTGACGTCCCAATACTGAATGTTGGCGAGACCAGCCTGCTGAGCGCCGGAAGCGCCGGAGATAATCAGGTAGTCGCCAGTCTGGGTAGCTCCGCCCGTGGAGGGGAGAGCAGTGGAGAACCAGACAGTCTGGGTTACAGGATCGGTGAAGCTGACCGTTGCAGTTCCGCGGTTGGTTCCACCTTCCGCCGAAAAGACCTGAACAACCTGTTGGTCAGTAAACGATGCCGCATTGGTGATGCCGGAGATGTAGCTGTAGGTAGCGGAACCAGCCCCACCGCCACCGGAGGCGCTGGAAACAGTCGCAGTCGAAGGAATGATTGCGATAGTGCCTGACCCCACACCAGGACCAGCAATCTGTGCGGAGATACCAGTCAGGAAGGAGTTGAGGCTACGCTTCACCAGATCCTTGCTGATTTCCGTGATGCCGCGCTCGCGGCCCTCGGTAGCAATCTCAGACAGGTAGGTGTACTCGGTAACGCCGAAGAACCCGACCGGGGACTGGGCGAAGGCGGCAGTAGTGATACCCGAACCGCGCAGAAGCGAAGTCTGGTCACCCGTGCCGGTGACGATGGGCGCGCCACCCTGAATCACCATGGAGTTACGCCATGCGGGACGGTCGCTAGTTCCACCCGCAGCAGTTGCGTTGGCGATAGGAACCTTCTTGGCACGCTTGCTGAAGAAGTTGTAGTCGTCGTCAAAGAGCGGGACGACCTCCGCTAGATAATCGCTAACCTGTTCGAGTTCGATTGACTCGACGGCAGCCTCTGTCATTGGATTTGCCATGACATTAAAACCTCAGAATGAAAGTCACGAGTTACCGTGCAAATCGATTCGAGGCAGTCACGGAGCGGCTATCCTGCGCCCAGAGGGTGCCAGCGTCTTACGACGCGGCGACGGTGGTGCTCGATTCGGTGTAGCTTTGCGTCCTACTGACGATGCGGCTTATGCTCCGCACTGGCTGTGCAGCTTATGCCCTGCAAGGCTTACGACATCGGCGGAGAACCGCAGAAGTCATTCTGTAGAAGAGGTCGGTAGTTCAAAAATCACGCGAACTGCCATTTACCCTGGACTTTCTTCAGCTTCTTTCCGTCCTTGGAGTAGCCTTGACCACTAAGGATGGCGTCCATCGCTTTATCGCGGGAATCTAGCTTTTTTGCGGTCATCGCCTGATCCAGAACCGCAAGCGATCCCGTTGGGGCGGAGGTGGGAGACTTCTTTACCGGAATGGCGGTCGTGGACGTTGCCTTCAGGTGGCCATAGCGAAGACGAACCGCCTTCTCGCATGCATCCTGCGCCTTGTCATCCGTCTGTGCATTCAGGAAGCCAAGGGCATCGCCAGCGATGGTCCGTGACTTTGTATTGATCTTGTTTCCGAGAGAGGACTTGAAGACACCGTCTTCGTTCCGTGCTGACTGGAGGTACTTCCACGCATCCTCACGCAGTAGCTGATACGCTTCCGTCGAGAGGCCGAGACGCTTCTTATCCGCCGCCAAATGCTTATCGAGAGTCTGTTCGGCGTGCGAGACGACCTGATTGAACAGGGTGGTGACTTCACCACTGAATTTCTGCTGCGCGAATGTCTCGCGCTCTTTCTCGAATGCTTCGCGCTCCGGGTCTACTGCGGGAGTGGCCTGGTTCGCCTTGGAGAGATTGTTGTACCAGTTGACGATCTTGTTCAGAATCCCGCGAGCGTCCTGGGCTTTGCCTTCGTTGAATAGCGAAACCATGGAGTCAATTGCCTCGGTGAGACCCTGACTGTCCATGAATCCGAGCGCGTGCGGGGTCACGGCTTTGGCATATGCTTGCGGGTTACTCTGTGCCAGACGATCCAAAATCGCCGGAGCCAACTTCGCCATGCCCTGGGGAGCCTGCTTAAAGATGTCGTCCAGAATCTTGGGATCACCGGCCTCCAGAAGGGAATCGACCTCCGCCATGTGCGCGGCGGAATGCTGTAGCTCTGCGATCTTCGCCACACCGCCAACTGAATCGACGGCAAGTTTGGCTTCGCGAGCCTCCTTCACTGTGGGATAGACGGATTTGTACGACTTGTTCTCGCCCAGGTATCGCTCAATCTCTTGAGCGCGCTCCGAGTGCTCCCCACCGTTCTCACGCAGCCACTTGAGGGTCTTGCGCAACGCGTCGGGATTGCGGCGGCGGTCCGCCTTACCCTGACCATCATCCTGAGATTCCGGTCCCGTGCCTGGCGCGGGGGATGCTGTACTCTCGTTGCCGGTCTCCTCGGCAGCTACTACTTCTGGTGTGCTATCGACTGGTGCGTCTAGAACTGCTGATAAATCTTCCATCTATTTCTGTCTCCTAACTCAAACTCTTGCCAACCAACGATGTCTTCACGGTCTCCTCGGCACCGCTGGCGTTTACTCCCTTGACCTCATGAGTGACCTCATGCGGTCCCATCTGCTCGAAGTTCTTCGGGTCGGCAGGAATGCCGATCTTCTGGAGCATTAGGGCCTGTTCCTGTGGCGGCAGCTTGTCCACGGCGAGCGTGATGCTGGCCTTGGGCTCAACGGGCTGCTGATTCTGCTGGGCGAGCTTCTCCTTCGCCGCACGGTGCTCCGACCAATGCAAATGAAGGTTCTGAAAGGCGAGTTTCTCCGCAGGATTCTTTGAGTTCGCCAGTCGGCGTCCTTCAGGCGAAATCATCTTCTGGAGGCACGCTGCTTCTTCAATGCCGTCCTCCTCTGAGCCATCTCCACGGACCGGGATCGAGGATACGAGCGGCGGTAGCTGCTGGGACTGCTGTATGAGTTGCTGCACGAGAGCCAATCCATGCTGTAGCGAGGCCATCTCATTCGGGTCCACAGGCGCGGCTGTGAGTTGCCGCTGTTTCACGTCTGCCGCTCCCGCTTCCAGTTCCTTCCGCAGCGCGGCAACCTTCAGGTTGATGGCGATTACTTGCGGATTAGGTTGAGGCTTGCCGTTCAACAACAGAACGAACTCGCCTTCCTGCTTCTCCCACGACTCGGCACCGGGGATGGTCATGCCCATTCGGGCCGCGTCCTTCACCAATTTGGCGTTGGCGGGCTGCGTCATGATGGTGCTGATGAATGCGTTGTTCGGCATCTGTTGGATCATTTGCCAGACGCGCTCTTCGCGGTCAGACCACGACTCTGGGAAATTGGTGTCAGTCTCGGCGATGGTCAGGACGGAATCATCTAGTTCCGCCATTTCGACACGCAGACGGCCGAAATCTCCGATAGCGCGCTCAAATACTTTGTTCTTCGGTTGCACGCGTGCCGTCCACGACACACCCTGGCGGGTGACAGTGGAAAAGGCTTTGCAGAGTGCTGACCACGGTTCGGAGAGACGGCTGAGTGCCGATTCGTTATCCATCTGGGCTTCACCCAGGGTGGTCTCCGTACTGCCTTCCTGACCGGAGAGCGTGATTTCTGCGCCGGTGAGCAAATCGGCCAGCGGTCCGGCGAACCACTGAATAAAGCTGGGGAGCGCAGGCTGATGAGTGGGCATCGGCATCTGCAACATCGGCTGAGTGCCTGGCGCAACCAGGCCAGACTGGAATCCTTCTACGCGACCCACGGAATTGCCGGAACTACGAATCTGGGCAACGTTGAATACTCTGTCGTCCAGGAAAACGCGGGGCACAGTGGCGGTAAAAAACTTGTTGAGAAGATCGACCCAGTTGTCGAGGTGCTGATTGGCGCCAGCGTACGCTTCGGTGATCGCACGGCGATTCTGGCCCTTACCGGTGCGGGCGTGGGCGATGGTGAGAACTTCCTGCCATGCCTCGTTACGAGCGAAAGCAAGCTCTGTCCCGGCATACACAGCCAGACAGCCCTTGGGGAAGTTTTCCAGGTACCATTCGCGCGCTTCCGTAGAGCATGAATTGTCCCAGTACATCTTGGGCGTCAACCAACAGCGGAGAACCGTGGTGTCGTGGACGTTGCTCTGGCCCGTAGGCAATCCGGTCTGGATGGCCAGTTTGATCGAGGCGCGGGCGATGCGGTCTAGTTCGATCTCGGCAATACCTGGACTGCCGCCCTCAATGAGTTTGGCGATCCACGGAAAGCAGGCGCGGGCGGAAGCCGTGTCCCACTCGGTGGCAATGATTTGATAGGGAGATTCCGAGTCGTCATCGGTAGCAATCTGGGATTTGTGCTCCAGCTTGCCAAACACATCCAAGACCATCTGAATGCGTGGCCTCTTGCTGGGCTGAGTGGCTGGTGTGGTTTCCTCAGTCTCGGGGACTACATCCTCGCCATCATCTTCGAAGCCGAAACGCTGGGCGTCGGCCACTGGGCGCATGTAGAAGGCGGACCGTTCATCGGTGCAGAATGCCCGACCGGCCTTTGCCTGCGCTGATTTGTAGCAGGCGTCTTCCTGAATGAATAACTTGATCTTGTTTGCGGCGGCGGCAGCGGTGACAGCTTTATCGTCTTCAGTCTTTGCGGAAAACTCGGTTTTCGGGATGTCGCGGGTGAGCGCCGACACGATAATGTCGTTCTTCACTCCGATGACATTGATGTCATGGAGATTGGCTCCGTACATTCCGCCGAAGATTCCCTGGGGGCTGTTTTGATAGGCGATACCCCACCCACCACCCTTACGGGGTACCAGGCGATGGAATCCGCGGTCCATCAATTGCAGCTTCCAGGCCTGCTCTACTTCCAGACGGCGGCCCATGGATTCACGCTGGCAGGCGGCCACGACCATAGCGCGGAGGTTCTCCGCCAGCTTCAGGTCGCCATCGACGGCGTCCAGGTCTTCCTTCGTCAGTTCTTTTTGGTCGCTGACATCGAACGGGGCATACATCCCCAGGGGAGTTGATTCACGGGTCGGCTCGGTAGAACCACCTTCTTCTCCGGTTTCTATGTCCGCATCAGCAAGCTGCGTCTCTTCAATCACTACTTTTTCTTCTTCATTGCCTTGAAGCCTTCGGCGCTAATGGCACGACGGCGTTCCAGCGGGTCGGAGGAGTGCTCTGCCTCTTCAAGGCGAGACTCGGGAATCGTTTTGTCGAGAGGAATATTGAGCATCTCGTGCAGAGCGCCTGGCTGCACGCTGAAGCTGCCCTTCTTACCCAGGTCCACGTCTTCGGCCTTGCGACGCTTGGTTCCGTACATCAGTACTCGCCCTCGTCGCCCGGATCTTCCATAGGCTGTTCATCGCCCTCGTCAGGCCCGGCAAGCTCGCGAGCGGTGTCGTGTGCTTCGCTCTTGGAGGAGTGCACAGAGTGGTGTTCATGACCGTCTTCGTGCGAGGAGTGAACGTGGTGTTCATCGGGGCGGTGCTCAATGCGAACTTCGTGAGCGGGGCCGTGCTCGGCCACAACCGCTGCCGCATCGGGAGATTCGTCATCTTCCTGGCCAGGGGCCTGAAGCATGGTTTCCGGGGTCTTGGTGGTTTGGTTCATCTTGGCGCGCAATCCGCGATCATGCGCGTTGCGCCGAGAAGCCATGCTGAATTTGCGACTGGGGTCTAGGGTGGATTCAAATGCCATTTGTGGTGCCTCTTTATGGAGCGAAAAGCTCAAATAGTGGTCTGAGTTCCCATCTCCGGTGGAGGAACGGGCTGCGCTGGCAGGCTCATCTCATCAATCTGCTGGCGCAGAATCGAGGTCCAATCAGTGGGGTCCTCTACTGCTACGGGCTGGGAGGGGCGAAGTCGTTCCTGGTTCCGCTGATGCAACTCCGCATTGAGTTCGCGCTGTTCCAACTCCAAAACAGCAATCCGCGAAGTCTGCCAGCCGATGAGGGTTTGTTTCTCTCCTAGGAGAGCGTCAAAGTGCGCACGAGCCTGAGCGACGTGGTCGGCGGCGGAAGTGCGAACGTTCTCCAGCAGTTCGCGGCTGAGTTCTAGTTCGCGCTGCTGGTGCTCCTGCTCTACTTCGAGCCGATACTCGATGGTGTTTTCGGTCTGCTCATGCAGACGTTGTTCGGTCTCGGCAATCGCTGCCCTTACAGCAGAAGCAATCGCCTGATTGAATGTGGTTTTCGTAATGAACATCTATTTCTCCTAGCTCCTGGCCTCTCTGAGCCAATCGGGGCGGTTATCTTCATCCAGGCTGGATAGCCAGTCGGGACGGGAATCTTCGGCAACCACGCGGTCACGGTCTAGCGTGGCTTTGAGTTGTTGAAGGTGGCGGATGAACGGGTCATCAATCGCCTTGAGTCGTTCACGCAGTGCAACCTGCTCTTTGCTCTCCAGGTCTTTACCGGCGAGTTGCCCGAACAGGCCCAGGCTGAATCCGTCGTAGACGTCGTCAGCTTTGGTTTCCTGTTTGAGAACGTCCTCAATGTTTTTCTCGTTTCGGATCAACTGAGGAATGGCGTCGATCACCTGGGGACAGGTATCGAGAACCACGAGTCCACACGTTTTGAGCGCGTCGTACAGCAGAGTGGCGCGGCCTACACGGTCGCGAGTTCCCTGACGGGCAGCCGGCAACCCCAATCCTGTGAGGTAACCAGACATCACCATGGCGGGAGACTGCCGCTCCATCTGGAGGGCGAACTTTTCGTGTGAGAAGTAAATCGTGTCCAGAGTGCCGGACTGCTTCTGCACGTCATCTGTGGCACCGGGCAATCCCATTCGCGTGAGTGAAGAGATTGTGTTGGCAAGAGCGCGATAATCCTTGCCCTTGTCCACGTACTCCCGGTAGACGACAATCTTCTGCTTGTAATCGCCACTGGGCTGCTTCACCAGGGCCAGCGTCATCCAGACCGCCGCACCAAAGTGAACACGTCCCCAGTCCCAACCCAGCCAACGCGGCTGCCACGGCTGCCAGATAACGGACGATTCGATCTCTTCCTGCCGGAGAACATGCACTCCTTGGTCCCAGCAGTCGTAATACTGACCAGAAAGCGCGTCCATCTCTCCATAGAGGTAGCGATCGCGCTTGTCTTTGGGCATTGCCTCCAGACGCCGAATCAGTCCGAGGTCGCGTGCCAGGTGGATGGGATTGTCCAGTACGGTGCTGTGGACGTAGTCGTAATCGAAGGGGTTGTAGACGCAGACGGCCTTCCCGGCATTTAGCGTCCAGAACGAACCATCGTGGGAGCGTTTGGCTTCTGGCTCAATGTTCCAGGGCTTCTTCTTTACGAACACATCGCGGTAGTATCCCCAGAACGGTCCCACAGGGTTGGTGCACAGCAGCATGATGGGCGTGGGGAACTGGTCTCGGTGGTCAGGCTTGCACTCACGGTTCACCTGGTTACGGGACCGCATGAACTGGTAGCCCTCGGGAGAAATCTGAGAGCATTCGTCAATGACGATGACCACATAACGAGCAGATAGATACTGCTGGAGGTCCGCCTCGTTCTGGTTGGCCATGTACCCGAATTGCAGCCGGGAACCGTTGTGCTTGAACTCCGCGAAATACTTGCTGCCGTTCCAGGTGTAGAGGTCTTCGGGGATGAACTCCTTGAAGTCCAGGATGGAAGACTTTTCCAGGTCAGTGAGCGACTTGCGCAAGAAGAGCGCATGGCAGCCGTCATAGCGCAGGAGATAGTTCTGCACGACCTCCATGAGCGCGTCCGAGGACTTGGAGGAGCCGGTACCACCGACTCTCATACGCTGGGAGGCACGGGAGCGGCGCAGGACGACATTCTTCGGAGTCGGGGTCCAAAGTTTGTGCGGGTCTAATGTTCCATCGGCGGAAAGGACGTCACTGAGTAGGCGCGGCACTCGGAACTTCCATTACGTCGGGCGGGAACCCATACAGGGTGATGAACTCTTCTCTGGTGAGCACAGCCCGGTCCCAGGCAATCTGGGATAGACGGGAGGGATTCACTGGAACAGAGAATGGGGCGCTGGAGAGGTACTTCATCACTGATCTACTCGCAGAGCGACAACGGCAATTCGCAGGGTCTGTAGTTCGCCGTCAGCAAACCAAACGCAATGGGCATCCGAATCGATGACCTCTGCAACCGTCATGAGCGGGCCGCCAGATGCAAGCCGCACAAGGTCTCCAGGGTTGAGTGAATTCATGGGGTGTGTCTCCTGGGAGGTCTGCAACAGCAGCACGCGATACGGGATTGTCCGCAATAGGGGCAGCGGTCCATGCAGATATGTCTCCTACTAGAGGGGCAGATAGTGTGAAAACAAGAAAGCCCCCATCCGGCGGGGAGGCCTCATTTAAAATGGGAGCCGTTCGGAAGGGGTCAGCTGGTGACGAAAGGCAAGTTCTTCGGTGTGGGTTTTGCCCTCATCGCCCTTGGGCTGGGAATGCTGGGGGTTATCTATCCTGACGACTTCAAGCCATGGGGAGAGTTCTTCATCGGGGTGACCTCATTCGGCTTTGCCATATGTGTTGTGACCCTTTGCTTCTGGCTTCTGGAGTTAATTCTCGACGCTTCAAAAAAGGCTCCGGGGGTGCCACTCACACCGCCGTCTCCCGCACAAGGTCCGAAGGCAGAAGCGAAAAGCGAGACTGGGCACATTGAACAGAAGAACATCGGCGCTCACGCCGTCGGGAACGAGTTTCATCTGCACGTGGCTCCGCCCGATACCCCGATCCCGACATCTCGCATACCGGCCCGAAGTGTGATGCCAGTGCCGAGCTTCGAGATCCAACTCACCCATGCAAATGTGGTCGTGGAAAGCACCATGGTCAGATACCAAGAGCCTGGCGAAACTAATGGGGAGAAATGCCTGGTGCTCCAGGTCATGAACAAGGCTGCCGCAAAGGGACAGCAAACCCGTGCTGCCCGTTGCGTCTTTGCGACTCTGGAATTTGAATTAGGTTCGAGGAGAACAACCGTGAACAGGGCTTGTTGGGTGGGAGAGGAATCAAACGAAATTTCCATCGATATCTCTGAGATGGAGTTTGTTCTTGTCGGCCTTCCTAAGAGCGAGGAATGGGTGACCTACCACAATTCCAATCGAGTCAACCCGCGCGTGCGCGAACATTGGGATTCTCCCGATGAACTTGCAAAGCGGACTATTGCCTGGGGCAGGCACTCTGCTTACACGGTCGACATCAAGATCATCTCCAATGACAACGGACCCACGCTTGGCCAGACTCTTGCTCATAGGCAATTCATGCTTGAGAGGCATGAAGTCGGGTACAGGGCGAAAATGCTAGCTGAGACTGAATGAGGGTTCACCCAAGGCCGGAGGCTAGGGGTGTGGTGAATCTGTGTGTTGGTGAGTTGCGGTTAGCGGTTGAGCCAGTATTTTAGCCAATCGCTCGGCAGGCTGTGATTCGGCCACGGCTGAAGGTACCGCCCTTGACCTGCTTCACTCTGCCTGAACCTAGAAGGAGGAGGACCCTGCATTGCCTGAACATTCCAGGATCGAGGGTACTTTGTTGCGCCACATGCGGTACGCAGTCCGCTCTGAGCCACATCGAAGTTATGGCCAGTGGCAGGAGAGTAGGATTTTCGGTTCGCAGCGGGAACAGCAATATGGACGCTGCATGTAGTCGCACTGCAAACAGCCGAAGATTTAAAGAAGAAATTCTGGGTTCCCGCTACCTTGTGGTAGTTGGGGCTGCAATCTGTTGAGCCGACCTTAATTGGCTCTGCTCCGGCTCTAATTTGAAGGAAATATGCGTCGGCAGATGTGATGGGCTTCCACTCGTAAGTGCTCCAAGGATCTGAAGTCACCCCTTTGGGCGAAACGGGTACTGGTGTGGAAAGGCCCTGACCGAAACAGCCGACAGAGAGACAGAAGATTCCGATTCGTACTGCAACTCTAGTGGCAAATCTGCGACGACGCATGGTTCACTCTCCTCCCAGATTCGTAGCCTCCCCAAAGGTCCCGATAACTGTAGCGCAATCCTTCGGTAGATGACAAGGATGAAATCTGAGGTTGCTATTAGAAATTGTCAAAATTGTTCTCGGCTCCCAGACGCAAATCCTGCCACGGAACTCGGGGGTGTGGGGTCCACCAACTCCAGATCGTGGTGTGCCAGTGTGCTGCCTCCAGACAGACATGACCACACATCCATGAACACACACACACATGTTCTGGCTGGGATTGCACAGACAACACACACGGCTGCCCGGTCGATGCTGGGGGTGCGTTCGTGGGTAGGCGGGCGGCCTGCGGGTACCGGCTCAGGCCGTCCTATGCCGTCTCTCCTCCCGGTAGGCGGTAGGCGCTGGGTAGGGTAGCGGGCGGGCGATGCGGTCCCTCTATAGCCGTTTACGGGGTGCGACGGGGGCCGAACTATAGCCCGGCTATAGTAAACGCCAGCTAAGTGACTGATTCCCTGGGCGTCAGCGTATAAGGAAGCCTAATCCGTACCGTCGTCAGGCGGTGGCAGGAGCATTTCCCTTGGTGGTGAAGGAACACAGATCGCATCAATGATTGGCGGGAGGGCCGGAGCCTCATCGTAGACGATCACCTTCGTGACCCTGATGTCGGTCTCCACATGAACCTTGTCTCCGTATTTCTTGGGGCGCAGGTGCGCGGCTCGCCACTTGAGCGCGTCAATCTTCACTCGGGTGCTGTTGTAGTTGTCTTCAGTGCAATCCAGGGCGGCAAGGTGGACAGCCTCGTCCATCGCATCTGCTTGCAATTCACGCGCATGCGCGTAGGAATTAGCAAAATCCGGCCACTTTCTCAGCCAGTCAAACACCGTAGACATCTTCGGCATTCCGTCTTCTTTGCAGATGCGGACGAGGGCTTCACCCTCCGACAGTCGCCTACAGATTTCCGATCCTACTTCTTTGACCCGATCTTCGGTCCAGACCGGGGGTCTCCCTTTTTCTGCCATCACTAAGGGGTTCTTGAAGTTCAAGAACAGACACAGACACCACACCCGTTTGCCCTCCGGGCCGGGGTGAACAGCCTACTCTATGCTCAAGTGAGCTAATTCTAGTGTGGTTTACGTCCGTTAACGGCCCCGTATCCTGCTGGCCTATCGCTACCCCTGTAATCGTTTTAATGAATCCTCAGGTTTTCATCCGCCCTGTTAGCCTTCCACCCACCTTCAGGTAGTTACCCATCCTCGACTAGCTGAGAATTATCACCAGGTTACTAAGGTTTTTGCGCTCACCTTAGTCCTGGGAGATGACACGCTTCTGTCTGCTGCGAGGTAGTTTTGGGTCGGTTACTTACTAAAGTTACGCTTCACTTCCTCCGGGAACTCCCTATGGTTAGCGACGTTGGCTGCGGTAGTAACGAAGTAGTACACAGCCGACCGCGTTACGGCGCGCATATAGGCACCGGCCCTTTAGCCCGGCAGGAAGGAATACCCCGATGACCGAACAAAACGTAGTGGCCGCATTGAAGGCGAAGTACGAAGAGGCTCTCTCGCAGCTGAAGGCTCTTGAGACCGAGAAGACGGAGTTCCTGAACAAGCTGACCGAGCGTCGGAACGGGATCGTCAACACCGTGAAGCCAACCGTACTGGCGCTTCAGGCTTTCGGCGAGAAGGTTGACCCGCTGGTGGGTGCGAGCGGGGCAGGCAAGCCCATGAGCGAGGCAGGGAAGGCGAACATCAAGGCTGGTCTGCAAAAGTACTACGACCGCAAGAAGGCGGAAGCAGGTCAGGTGACGGCTGCTCCTGCTGCTCCTGTGCCTGTGGTGTCAGGTCCGGTTCCTTCTGCCGTGACCAAGGCTGCTGTTGCTCCCAAGACCTCCACCCGGAAGGTCGCGGCCAGCGCGTAAGCGGAGTTGGTGTCACGCGCCTGAGCGCACACCCTAGTTGGGGAGTGGTGGGGGTGTGCGCTCCACGGGTGGCATCGGCTGCCCATTCCGCACGACCAAGGAAGGAACAGCATGACACGTGAACAGATCATCCAGGCGCTGGATGAGGAGATTGCTCGGTGGCACCAGGTGCGTAACCTGCTGGCACCGCGAGCACAACACATGACCCACCCACCTAAGCGTGGTCCTCGACGACGTATGAGCGCGGAGGCACGAGCGCGTATCGGGGCTGCTCAGCGGAAACGCTGGCGACTGCAAAAGGCGCGACTCAAAGCAGCAGCCTGACAGACATCCCTTGCGGGGCCGGGTTACCTTACCGGCCCCAAACCTTTTTGCGGAGGAGACGCAGATGGAGCACCAGTACATGACGACGAAGGCTCTGCTGAAGGCGGCGGGCTATGACGAGAACAAGGTGTTTGGCCTCTATGTGGAGGGGCGGTGCTATCGGCTCTATGTGGAGGGGCGGTGCAGCCTGGAGGTCTATCGCTCTGCTGTGCGAGAGCTATTTGCAGTCCAGAGAACTGAGAGAGGTGCTCATGCCAGCTAAGTTTGCCCTGGGGCGGGTAGTCGTCACACCGGGCTGTTTGGAGGTGCTGATGAAAGTGGGAGTGGGTCCACTGAGCCTGCTGGCAAGACATGTGGCAGGAGACTGGGGCGACCTGGATCTTCACGACCGGCTGCAAAACGACATGGCCATCACAAACGGTGCCCGAATCATGTCTGCCTATGTGGTGCGGGGAGTCAAGATTTGGATCATCACAGAGGCGACAGACGATGAGGGTGAACGCGAGTCCACCTGTCTGTTGCTGCCGGAGGAATATTGATGGACCGGCGACTGTTCATCGTGGAACTGGAGGCACTGGACGGAGACGACACCTGTATCCGTCTGGAAGCTGACGGCGAGGTAGTTTCCCGGCTGTGGTGCATCGTGCGCGTAGGCTCGGAGGGTGCGGGGATCGTTGACAACGGCTATCGCGCCCTTGCGGAGGCACAGCAGGCGTGGCCGGAAGCAATTGCGCCCAAACCACCGGCTCTGACGAGAGAGGCAGGAGACCAGGGCTACACAATTGAAGGAGAGCCGAGTATCGAGTGACAGACGAGACTTCTCCTGTTGTCCCGGCCCCGTGTCACCACGACGCGGGGTCTTTCTTTTGTGTCGAAGCTGCGGTGTACTCTGTGAAGATAGAAAGGAAGAGACCATTGGAATGACAAGGGCTCTTGTCTTCTGCTTTGCGCTGCGGCATGGAATCTAATACGCAAGAAAAGAGGCGCACAGCATGTCAGGACCGTGCGCCGGAGGTAGGGACAACTGTCTAGGATTCGGAAGTCCGATTCCATCGGCTACGATTGCCCACCCCGTTCTTGTTGCCTCGCATACCGTCACTCAGTTTGCGGCGCGTCTCGGCAGGTAGATTTCTGCGATGGGCTGCGACCTTCGCCCGATGCTCTGGGGATTGCGGTCCCAGTGGCACACCACGCTTGCTGGCGCTGATGCGCTTGCAGGACTCGGGTGTATGAGGTCCTCCGCCACCACCCAGTCGGACGTTGTATCCGCCGTCAGTCTCAAGGCTGCCCCACGCCCAGATGGCCCGAACCTCCATCGCGTTTAGTTCTTCTGGACTGAACGCCTGATGCAGGAGCACCATCTGGAAGCCATCGGGTCCGTATTTGCGGATCGCGTTGTAGAGCGGGTAACCGGTGCCGGTCTTGCTGTAGCGGGCATCGCGCAGATGTCCGGCCCACCGTTGGGCCAGTGACTTAGTTGTCTGGCCCACGTAGATTTTGCCGTTGAGCAGATTTCGGATCAGGTAAATGCAGCCGTGTGGTCTCATACCACAGGGGCCAGAAGCTGCATTGCCGGGTCTGCGGACCGCCCGCGTGCCGAGAATCCGTTCTGAGCGTTTCGGGGTAGGGTAACGCCAGCCCGTGGCCGCGGATGCCTCGAACGGCAGAGCGCGGACGAGGCGAGCCAGTTTATGCGGTGTCGAGAGGGCTACTTCAAGGCCACGGCGACTACGAATGCAAGAAACTGAATGATCAGGGTTCCGAAAAGAACTCCGCACAGGTGTGTCCGAGTGAGGTTCATCAATGCACCATCCCTGCCGTCGCGTGCGTCTGCATGTGTTCCTGCATCTCGCGTCCCGAAAACAGATTTCCACACAGTTCACAGAAATCCATAGTCGAATTCTCCACAAAGGAATTGTCTGAAAGCGCGACGGTCTGGGCCACCGGCTTGACGAAGTCGCGGCGGCTCCGCTCGTCCATAATCTGGGGCAAACAGCAGACCAGCATGGCCGGAGGCAACTTCACGCCTTCGCCCAAGACCTTCTCCTGCCACAGAGGCTTCTTCATTGCGGCGGTCATGGTCTTCAGAATCTCTTCCTCGGAGTTCTCTGTCAGGACGGCGTAGACCTTCTCTTTCTGCTTTTCCCAGGTCTCTGGTTTGCGGATTTTCACGCCTGTCAGTTCTTCGGCTCGGATTAGGATACGGTCTGCAGGGCCAGAATGGCCTTCGGACTCAACAGGCGTATGAGGCTTCATTCCAATCACAGACAGAGAAGTGTTCGCGTTAGGGGGAGTCTGTTTCCTGTTCAACGTCTCCTGTTGTGCGGGGGTTTCTCCTAACCTACCTAAACCTAACCCTTCCGAAGGCGAAAGCGAAAACGAAAGGTTACAGTTCCGTTGTAACGACTCTGTAACGGAAGTGTAACGGACGTTATCATCTAACTTGTTCGATACCTCGGGCTTCGCAGACTTGGGCTCGGAACCCCAACGGAACCTGGCTGATTTCTTTCCCGCTTCCGACGCAAATTGCTTTTGCTTTTGCTGTTTACTGCGCTCTTTTTCAAGTCGCGGATTGATCAGCCGAGACGGGTCTCTCCGGTCCGGTACGAAGCAATCGATAACGACCCTTACAGTGCGTTCGCATGCGTCCTTCAGCAGTCTGCTCAGGCGCTCGGGGTCTGCTGGAATGCTGCCCTGGTTCCACGCAATGCAAAGGGCCGTAATGTAGGCCCCGCGCTCTTCCAAACTCATTGCCATCACGTTTTCGTCTGCGAGGAAATCGCCAGCGTAGAACCGGAAGGCCGGACTTTTTTCATTCGCTTTTGCCATTGACTGCCCCCTTCAGCATTGCGGCCGCCAGCTCCGGATTGTTGCCCAAGGCGAGATCCCATTTCGCGATAGTTGCCGGCGAGAACTGCCCGCCGTTTGCCTGGCGGCGGAGGAAAGCATGACGGTTGGCAGCGCGAACAGGCCGATACCCCAACTTGGCAACACTTTGTTTCTTCCGGGTCTCTGGACTGTGCCGGCGACCTGTCTTTCCCTTGTTCGCGCGTCCATTGACACTGCCGATTTTCTTTGCGATAGCGCGTCTCCGCCCGTCGTCCTGTGCCCATGATGCCAGTGATGCCGCCTTCAGCTTCACCAACTGCTCCGGCGAGCGGGGACCGCGTCGTTTATCTACTTTCGGTGCGACAAAATCCATAATGATAACTCCTCTAACTTGGTACTCGGGAAACGGAACACAAGAGGGCATTATCAAAAAGAAAGGCCCAGCCTCTGCATAAGGGGCTGGGCCGATATAGATAGCCGACTATTTGGTGCACAAGTGCATTCGCTCGCGGACATAGAGGACGACCGACAAACGATGACCAATCAGCGGCGGATTTGCATGAGCCTGGTGCGGGTCAAAGAGCAGAACGTCGCCAGCGCGGATATCAAAATGTAGATTGAAGCGGGGCAGGACCAGACCAGAACCTTGAAAGTTCCCGTCGGCAATGAGCGCGGCAGTCCCATTCGGCAAGTCGTCAGCGTCCACGTGAACCGCCGCACGACTGTCAACATTCACCGTCAGCGTTCCGAAACCGTGGCGACCAATCCGATAAGCCGGGTCGATCTTTTCAACTTCGACCATTTGCGCCGCGTGCTGAATCGGGCAGTATTCCATGAAGACTCTATCTACAGCGGCGACCAGAGGAAGGACTCCCTTGTAGGCGGTGATATCAGCCAGTGTCCACTGGCTCTGACGACAGGCAATTTCTCCGGTAGGGGAATCGCGATAATCAAAATATCCCAAGATTCCAGTGCGACCGAGCTTCTTGACGATGGACTTTGGCACACCCCGGCGCTGGCTCATCGTGCCGTCCTTCCGAATGCGGTTCTCCTGCGTGACGCCGGCAAATCCAGAACGATTGCTGAAGTCGCCGGAGGCGCGCAGCAGCCCCGGACGGGCATTGCACTGGAACTCCAGAGACAAGCAACCCTTCACAAACGTGGCGATGAACCGGCCCTGGTCGTCAATGACGTTCACCGAGCGGTCAATCAGAGTGCAGCCTTCGGCAGTAATCCGCGTGCCCATGAGACGCTTCATCTGTTCAGGGGTGCGTGGAGGAGCACACACAAATCCATCGAGTTTATTGAACAAGGGGAACCTCCATTTCCTGCACAGCCGGTACCGGCGCGGCGGTCGGGCGAAGGTCCACCAGCGAAATGAGAGCCTGTTCGGCGCTCACCCCTTCCAGAACGCACATGACGACTTCGTGAAACAGCGACTGGCACGTTTTGACGTTCTTCAACTGCCACTTCTTGAAGCTCTCACGCTCCTGCGGGGAGAGGTTGTGCACATGAAGCGTCAGCGTGGAGTGATTGCCCTCATTGCTGCGTTTGCGTGCGTCGTCTGCCTTTTTCTGTTCTTCGGCTTCCAACTGTTTTAGTTCCTCATCCTGGGGGTCAGCCTGTGCTTCACCGGTTGCAAACGGCTTCGGTTCATCTTGGGTCTCAGGGGAAATCGCCCCGTTCGGTGCCTTTTCGAATTCTTCAATCCAACGGTCGGCTGAAGTGCGAGGGAGCCGAACTTCACGCAGAAATGCCGCCCACTTGCCGCTGCGTCCCTTGCGCGCCAGTTCCGCCTTCATCTCGCGCAAATACTTGCCGAGTTCCCACTTGTTCTCCCGCCGCGAAGCAAGCAGGCCCTTAATCTGACCGGCCAAAAACTCCTCGCGGGAATTGTCTTCCTGAATCTCTTCGGTCACGGGGCTGGCTTCTTCCAACGCCGTCAACTGAGGTTCAGGTGCGTTCATCACAGCTTCCAGGTCCACAGCTTTCTCCTTTATTTCGCCCAAAATCCGTCTGTCTCGGGGGCGTAAAAGGAAATACCAGGTTGGTGAGGATTTTCCGGAAGAGAATTTGCTCGCTCGCGCTGCAAACGGAAACCCCGGCTTTCGCCGGGGTTGCTGAGGTGTTCAGGAGTCGTTGTCAGGCTTATTTCGCCTTCAGCATTCCTTCCCAGAAGCTGAGGCCGACGGTTTCCGGTACGGGCACCACCGACCGGCTCCACGCCGAGATGAGGTCGAAAGAATCCTCCGGCTTCGGTTGACCCAGTAACGCGAGCATGTGCCCCATGTCGCGCAGCGTGGTCTCGACCGGGGGCAAGTTGTAGAAACGGATGGGCTCATTGCCTCCCGACACCACAATCGAAACGTTTGGGTCCACCTCAGTCGCCGCCTGGATCGCCGTTGTTATCACCTGCTGGGAGTTCGCGTACGATTCCGTCCAGTATGCCCCGGTGGGCATATGGTGCTTCTTGCCTGATACAGAATCGATGACAAAACGGCTGAAGGACGCCGCCTCCATCCGGCTGTGCAGGGTCGCGTACATCTCATCGGTGGCGTGGTGCATTTCGATTCGGGCCATGAATTGCATGGAGGGGATCTCCTTGTCGCCAGCTTGGCCCTGATTTGCTGGTGTGTCAATGGGTATTTCAGTAACCTGGCCCATTCCGGTTTGAGCACCTCCGAGACAGTGCGGTGTCAGAGACTCCGAGCCTCCAGCCAATCCGCAAGCCGCGCCGGATCGAACATGAGCCGCGACCCAATCCGCAAATGCGGGAGCCGACCGTCCCAGGCCCAGCGATAAATCGTCTGGCGGTCCTTGCTCAAGACGGCGGATACCTGGCGAACCGTGATCAGGCCCTCGAAGGCCCGCAGCTTCTGAACAACATCCATAAAATCCCCCGACGGGTAGTTCCCGCCGAGGGATTAGTACTGGGCCGTAGGCGAACACAGGCCGCCACAGGCGATTTATTTATGCCTGTTTCTGAACGAGCACCGGCCCTCGCGCGGCGAGCAGTCCCGCGAACGTCGCGTTCACTACTGCCTTCGCTTCAGATGTAGTCTCGCCGCAGAGGTATCGCTCCGTGACCATCAGCGAAGAGTGACCCAACCAGCTTTTGAGTATCGCGGAACTGACGCCACCGTTGTGATGCCACGTGGCGAAGCTTCTCCTGAACGAATGCAACGTCCACTTGTCGCAGACGGGATTGTCGCGGCAGGTCTTCCCAGTTTCCGTCACGCACTGACCACAGTTCAATCCCGCTCGCAGCGCCAATCTCTTCAGCGGAAGCAGCAGATTGGATTGCACGCCGCCCTTGAGAGCAGGGAAGATGAGGCTCTGGCCCGGATGAGCGTCTCGACGGGCACGCAGGTCACTCAGCAGGTCGTCCGGCAACGGCACAAAGCGTACGCGGCGCGATTTCGGAGAGAAGTCGTACTGCTTCTTTTCGCCGACCATGATGTTGCCTCGTTGGAAGTCGATGTCGGAATAGCAGGCGACGGCGAGCTCCGCCGAGCGAAAGCCGCTGCCCAAAAAGAACCGATACAGAATCTGTTCTTCCGGCTTCGCAGCCGCCAGCAACGCACTGATGTCTTCCCGCGAGTAGGACACAGCCGGTTTGTCTGTGAAGCGCGGCCACTCGCGTGGTTTCAGGAGTTGGGGCCGGTCCATGCGGCGGAGGAAGGACGACAAAACCTGCAACCGATGACAAATGCTGTGGGCGCTCAATCCCTGCCGCTGAAGGTCCACGATGAATGCCTGGGCGTCGTCTCGGGTCAGTTCGTCCAGGAACCGCTTCTTGCAGGACGCGACGAACTTCTCCAATGACAAGTTGTAGCTGGCGTATGTGCCCGGCGATTTCGTTCGGTCTACTTCGTGCAGATATTTATTGACCGCCTCGCGGAGCGTAACCCGGTCGTCTCCACCCGTTTCTGATACAGGGACCGGGGCAGCAACAACCCCCAGAAGAATTCCTTCCACGCGGTTGGCGATGCGCCGCTGCGCGATGAGGGCTGCGTCCCCATCAGGCCCCAAAGACTCAAAGACGACGCGACCATTGAGCCAGTAGCGGACGGCGTAAATGCCGCCTGTGAAGGAGGTGGGTTTGCCTGCGAGGACAGCCCAGTTGGGCTTGAGCTTCCCGCCAGTGAAGACGGGGCGAAGATAGCGGCGGCGACCCTCAGGAGTTACGACCCTGAGGAGGAGCGTGATGGCTTTGCGAGACGGCATCTGGATTCTCCGGTGTGTGTAAATACCGGGAAAACTCTCCAGAGACCGAAACTTTCTAGTGGCAATTTAGGGCCGGGCTTTAGGGCCGCGCTCCGTTCCCCTCATAAACAGAGGGGCGGCGGAAAAGACTACAGAATCAGTACGCCGGGTGTCACTCGAACGGATTATTTTTTTGTTTTGGTTCACGGGGCGTTCACAGTGGACCTGGCCGGGCGGCGGGATTTGGTGCGGGCGCGCCTTCAGGAGCATCTCAGGACGATGTGGTAAATGTCACAGAAGAGGAGGGTTCTGGCTGCATGAGGGTTGCCGGATCCGAGACGAACAGCGACCGGCGCAGCCTGGCGCTGCGGTTTGTGCTGATGATCGGCGTGGTCAGCTTTTTCGCGGATTTTGTGTACGAAGGCGGGTGGAGCATCGGCGGATCGTTCCTGGCGACGCTGGGAGCGAGCGGCGCGGTGGTGGGGATTGTGGCCGGGTTGGGGGAGTTGCTGGGCTACGGGCTGCGCTTTTTCTCGGGCCGGGTGAGCGAGCGGACGCGGCACTATCAGCGCCGCCGTCACGCAAGCCGGAATCGCCACCGACGCAAACGAGATTCGACACTTGCCGCGATGCGCCAGAATCAGCGCCAGCGCCAGCGGCCCCAGCAGCGCGCCCGCCTGATGGGGTTGACAGTTTTTTGGGGGAACCCCGGGGATCTGGGGTAA